ATGAGGATATATATCTGTATGAACTTTTGTATTTCTTACTGCAAAAATATTAGGAATATTTTCTTCAAGTTTATAATTTTTATTTGTATATGCTTGTATTATTTTATCCTCATTCATAATTTTACTTTTTAGTTAATTAACTAATTCATAATGAGGTCTATCATCAAAAGATTGTTCTAATAACTCACCATTCATATTAAAATTTCCCCCCCATCTTACTCTATGAATTATTTTATTTTCTTTATGTAAAGTTTCACTAACACCATGAATAAGTCCTGCTAAATAGCTTAAATGTTCTTTATCCCAATTAGCTTTCCTATTAACATATGCACATATATCACAAGCTAATGATGGATTATAATTATGTTTTCCTTTTTTAGTAATACCATCAATTTTACTTTTACCTTCAATAAAATATTTCATTTGCTTTTCAAGAGTTCTATATCCTTCTACTATTGCAAAATCAATATTACTAACTTCAATTGCTGTATTCATTATTAACTGTAAATCTTCATGACAGCTTAATAATCTTTCTTTACTTTTTTTTCCAAATTTATACATATTACTTTATTTAAATTATTATTAACATAATTATTATAATTTCTACAATTACTCCTCCTACTAATATAGCTATATTTCGATATAATCTTTTAATTATTCCATTAAGATTATCTATTATTTCTTGATTTAATATATATCTTTGTTCTCTTTTTTTTATTTCTTCCTCAAGTAATTCATTTTTAACTCTTTCAGTCTTTAAACTATCTATTTTAATTAATGCTGTTCTACCAGCTATTATAGGCATAGTTACAAAACTATCTCTTAATATTACAGTACTATTAGTTTCTACACTTAATGTTTGAGCAATTTCCCAATCTTTCATTTTAAGAATAGAATCTGTATTAGCTTCTATTTGATTATACTCTTTATGAATATCTGTAATTACTACAGTTAAACTATCTGATTTATTTTCTAATAGAATATTAGCTTCTTTTAATTCTTTTATTTCTTTAGAATTATTAGTATTAAGTAGATTTAAATCAAAATTATGATTAACTACATATATTATTCCTCCAATTAATAATAATATAAAAATTATTAATAAAATGTCTTTATATTTTTTCATATTATTTAGGTTTATATAATTCTACATAACTACTTGCCACATAGTCTTTATTGATTTGTAATATACCAGATATATCTTCTGGGGTGTCATTTGCCCATTTTAATTTATAGCCTATTTTTTTATAAAGATATAATTGTTCAGCAGTAGCTATTAAATGAGATATAATATATGAAATATAAAATGAATTCTTTATAATATCTCTAGTAATATATTTATTGTCTATATATATATGTGTTCCTAAAGAATAAGGTCTATATAAAGTAAGTAACTGTTTAGCTAATTCCTCTTGTATTTTTATTCTTGGATCCCATTTACTAATTCCAGATTCAAAATGTGCTAATTGTTGATTCCATGTTCTAGCACCTTCAGATATTCCATATAATATAGGAATATTTTTAATAGCTGTATTATGAATCAATTGTAAATCTCTATGAACTTTTTCTAAATATCTTTTACTTGTTATATCAAATTTATACACTTTTTCATTATTTAATTTCTTTTACTTTTTACGTTCTTTATATTTAACTTCATAATTATATAAACAAGTTCCTGTTCCTAATTTATAATCTTTACTAAAATCTTCAAAATCAGTCCAAACTTGTTTTTTATTAAATCTTATAAAACTATTACTAATAGTAGAATAAAATGTAAATCCTAATTCTTTACTATCTCCTGTAAATATAGAAAAGCATTTAACCATTTGATTTAGTTGTTTTAGTTTTGCTTATATTTTCTGTAACTTTATTATGTCTAATTTTTTCTTTTAAATCTTTACCAGCTAAAGTATAATCTTGAGTAATTTTATTCATATCTTGTTGAAGTTTTTCTCTTTTTAATTCTAATTCTTCATTATCCATAGAAGAATACTCAGTATCTTTAATTTCTTGTATTTTTTCTAAAAGAACCATTCTTTTAGTTTCTTCTTGTCTTATATTTTTTTCCTCTTCAATTCTTAGTTTCTCTTGTTCTAAAGCCATTATTTGTCCATTCTTTTCTTTTTCTGCTTGCATGTTAGCTTTGTTACTTTGTTCAGCTCTTTCAAAAGCATTTTCTTCTTCTGTTTCTATGATTCTTTCCATAGCAGCTAAAGAAGTAGAATTAAACATTTTAATAAGTGCAGCCATACTAACAGTTTGATTTTGCATAGCAGCATGAGCAAGGTTTTCTAATTTTTGCTGAGTATCACTAGTATTATTATCAATATCTACCATTACTCCTAAATCTAAAGAAGATGTTTCTGAACCATCTATATTAAATATAATATCTGTTAAATCATCTCCTATACTTCTAAATTTCCTTTTATTATCTTTTAAAGCAAATATAGCTGTATCTAAAAAACATTGAAGAGCATTTTGTACAGCTTGATAATGAAATTTAAAGTAAGGTTCTGTACTATAAGAACTTTGTAATACAGCTCTTTCTACTCCACCTACAGTTTCACTAGATTTTATTGAACCCATACGTTGAGGAGTAATACCAGATATAAAAGCCATTTCTGCTTTAATATATTCTAAAAATTTAATATTATATTGTATATAATTTCCTTGAGATAAATTAATAGATTTACCTACAGTATTCATATTACCTGCTAATTTACCTGTAGCAGCTCCTTTATTACCTTCTTTAAATGAATCAGCTAAAGCTATTTTATTCTTTATTAAAAAATAATACCAATCTAATTGATCCATACCTTTAGGTAATTTAGCTACATCAAGTTCATAAGCATTACCAATATCTTTAGCCATAGCATCATTTATTCTTGCCATAACCATATCATACATATATTGATAAGGTCTTAATCTATCTAAATAACATACTGATCTAAATTGATTAAAAGAACTAATTATTCCTGTAATACCAAAATGACATTTACTAGGATTAGATAATCTATTATATTGTATTTTTCTAGGTCTGACGTATGGAATAATATCTTTACCAAGTTGAACTCCTTCCCAAGCTTGACTTACCCATACTCGTTTAACTAAAGATTCTCCCAGTTCTTTATTTATTACATAATGTTCAGGCATATATTCTTCATATGTCTCTCCACTATCTGGATCTACAAATTGTACCAATAATAATTCTTTAAATGATTTCCAATATACAGTAAGTTCTCTAATATTACCATTTTTATCCACAGTATCCCCAGGACTAAATCCATGAGAAGATGCTAAAGTAAGTGTACTATCCATACCATCAGATATTTCAGACATAGTACCATCTGAACCTACTTGTATAAAACTAGCTGCTTCATTATAATTATTTAATTCATCTGTACTACCTCCATCCATACCTACAGATTCTAACCAATTTATATCTTTTGGTTTAAGATATTCATGGTATTTATCTATTAAAGAATTAGGACTAATATAATCCTCATATATAAATACATCTGCATCTTCTATTAAATTACTATGTCCAGATAGTATAACAAATGATTTTAAAGTATTTAAAGTATCAAATACAGGTTCATCAGAAATTATATCTGATTTATATATTTCTTCTCCCACAGCTAATTGATTAAAAAATCCTTGAGTAAGTTTATACTTAATATTTAATTCTTTAAAGTAATGATTAAGTAAAAAATTTCCTCTAGCTTCTAAAATATCTTGGTAAGAATATTTAAAAAAAGCTGATTTTTCTTTTAAAACTTGTTGAAGACTCTCTTCATCCTGGTATGTAGTTTGAAGTTGTTGCATAAGAAATTGCTGTACTTCTTTAACTTTTCTTTCTTCCATACCACTAATAGCATCTGGATTAGTAATAATCACTTTATAATCTATATTTCTATTAGATTCTTCTCCAAGTAATATATTAACAAAAGGAGTAATAATAGGATAATGCTGTATTTCATCAGGTTTAAATCTAAAATCAAAAGTATGAGGAGCTAATATGGCTTTCATATCTTTAATAGATACAGTTCCTTGCCACAATCTATAATTAACTAATTTATTCTGATAACTTTTACGAAGAGCTGAACCTTCTTCAAATAATTGACTTTCTGCCCATTTTATATTATCCTTTCCCCAACTTCGTCCTTTCTTTCTTATTGAAAGTTTTTGTTTAGGTCTTCTATGAACTCCCATATCTATTATTTTAATTTACTATTTTTAACAAAATTACTCTTAATATTGAATATTTATTAGAAAATTTTAAAATATACCTTATAAAGTAACTATATACTTAAATCCTTATATACTCTTCTATTATCTAAAAATCCTTTTACAAATTTAGAATTAGTTATATAATCTGCATCTATATCCTCATCTTCATTAGTATTTTCAGATTTAATAAATCTAGATCTTAATTCTGCTCTAGCTATCATAAGTACTATCATGGCTGATACTCTATCAAAGTTTCCATCAGGATTCCACATTAAAGTTTCTTCTAACAAAGCAGGACTTCTAATATCTTCTAAATTTTTTCTTATAGGGGTAGTCTCATCTGCATCTTCAGGTTGAGAATAAGATGGAGACAATAACCAATCTCTATATAGAGTGATACCAAATTCTTTAACTCCAGCAGTACTAGGAATACCTTTAGCTCCAGAACCTATACTTTTACCTTTTAATAATTCTTTTTCTATAAGTATTTCAGGTCTATCCATTAACATATATAATAAATTAGTATTCTTCATATAAGAATAAAAAGTAGAAATGTTATTTTCATATAAAATCTGACAATTATAAAATCTAGCAATTTTAACACAATTTTCAAAAAAGTCATCTGCAAATACTTCTCTACCTGTATATTCAGCTACTATAGTATCTAATAATAAATCCAATACAATAAAAGAACCTAATGATACAGAATCAGTTTCTTCTGCATCTACTTTATAAGGGTCTAAAGTAGCTATATATCTTCCTCTTGCTGGTTTTAATTCTAAACCTTTATAAGTAGGCATAGAAAACATTTCTAATACTGGAGGAACTACTCCATTCTTCATATCTACAGGAAAATCTCTGATAGGTTTTCCACTTGTAGGTACAAATCTATAAGTATGTCCTGCTGCTTTCAATTCTCCTATATAATGTTTAGCCGCATAATCAGCAGTTAATAACAACTTTTCTCTAGCTTCTTTTAATTCAGCTACTGGAAATATTTTAGTATCTACTTGTAATGTAGCTTCTTTAGGTGTAATACAGTTCTCACTAATTAATTGAGCAAGAGATTTAGTATCATCAGAACTATATTTTACTTTATTTCTTTCTAACAATATAGTTATTAAAGCTCCTATAACATCTGGATTGCCATTTTTATCATAATGAGGTTTTAAATTCATATAAGAACCCCAAAAAAATCCACATCTTAAACTACCATCTGCTCCTGAATCATATACATTAGGTATACTGAATATATTATAAGAATCAGGTTTATAATATAATTTCTTTAAACCTACAAACTTCATCTTCTTAGAGCCACCTGTGCCAATTGCCACCTGAATTCCGAATACTATATCTCCTTCTTCCAAAGATCTTCTATTAACTCCCCATATCTGTTCTACATCTTTAATCGTACCTGCTTCTTCATACAATATAAACTTACCTCTTACTCCACGAGCCTTATCAGGATTATTAGCCACTGATATAGCAGATACAGATGATAATAATCCTTGTTCTACTCCATATTCATTTGTGTATCCAAACTTAATTAACTCAGATTTATCAATTAATCTTAATTTAGCAAATGGAGTATGAGTAGCTACAAAATCTAAATTCTTAGTTACTTTCACAAATATACCATCTGCTCCTTCAAGGAAAGTACTATCCCCTGCTATATAAAAATTAGGTGTTTTTTTAAATATTAACATATTCAATGGACCTATTAAAGATTTTTTATAAGATGCACCTATACCTCTAGTTTTTAATAAAGAACCATGTTTACCTTCATCTATAGCTTTTTGAAAATAATGAAACCAAAGATAATCTCCTAACCAAGGTTCAGGAAAACTTTCTATTCTATCTCCTTTCTTCTTAACTCCTTTCTTCTTACTTATATTCTTTTTATAAGTTTTAGATATTATATTTATCATAATAGGAGAATAATTAAGATAAAAGTAATAATATCCTGGAATCCATTCTCCATCAGAGGGTCTTACCATTCCATGTACCCATCTATACATTTCTCTAGACCAATGCTTTCTATATTCTGAATGAGGATTTCTACTTTTAGGATAATTAAAATATTTACCATGTTTTAAAAAAAATATAGCTCTTTCTCTAAAAAAATCCATATCTTCAAGAATGTGAGGATTAGTAAAAGTTTTATCATTTATTACTAATCTAGTATTACCTTTATCATCATAAATTTCTTTTTCTTTATCTTTTGCATATCCTCTTTCTTCTTCTGGAGCTATTAAATTTTGTATAAACTTTATTTTAGCAATAATGTCTAACATATTTTCCCAAACCTCTGTAGGTAGTTCTTCTTTAAGTGCTTCTGTAAAAGGAGTTTGAACTTTATTCATAGGTTTACTATACCCTATATTATTCTCTATTGTCATATATTAAAAGTTTTCTGGCTCTATACCATCTTCCATTAAATTTTTTTCTTTAGAACCATATTGAGTTCTTTCTGGACTCTGTAAAGCTATTAATTTTTTCTTAGCATCATGGAGTTTATTCATAGTATCTGGTACAGTATTAATAATTTTTAGTACATCATTTAATGTATATATAGGTCGTAAAGATTTATCT